GCTGTCGCCCTCTCCTGAGGGGGTGCCGCCTCCACCAACCAGCGGATAAGGGTATGCGATGCCTGAGCCAGAGTTGTAGAGCTCTGTGCGCTCATTTGCTGTGAGTACGCGATCCCAGACCGTGACGGCCTCTATGCGACCACCGTGCTCAACATTCCCCGCAATACTGCCACCTATTTCCAAATCCGCAGTCCCGCTAAAAGATGACGTATCCGCCGTAGTAACAAACGCACCACCATCCACAGCTATGCCCAACTCTGTACCCGAGTGCATCACCTCAACCAGGTGCCAAGTGCCCGTGCTGGGGGAGATCCCGCTATTTGCCCCCTGCGAAGACACGCCATCCGTATATTTGACGGCGCGCAGGGTGTCGTCAGATGGATCCAGGTAAACCAATAATTCTCGGTTGCTTCCGATAGTGTTAAATTTAGATACAATCCATTGCTGAGCCCCAGTAAATGCGTCGAAATATACCCACACAGAGAGGTGAAACACATTAAAGAGGCCTACGTCCCCAATTGCATTGCTAAGATACTCGTCATTTGCCGCGGTAAACTGAGCCGCAAGCGGGTACGTCTTACCCGTAGAGGACGTCACAGTGTTATTATCCGTGAGCGTAGCAGCGCCTACGCTGTCTGCGCGTGTGCCGCTAGCCTCATCTAGCTTCCAGAGGTGCACCAGGCCATTATTTAGGGTTGAGGGAACCGCCTCCGCCTCCCCCGTCACCTGATCGACCCAGCCCGCACCGTTCCAGGTGAAAAAGCGCTCCAGGTTTGTATCATACATGACCTCGTGGAGCACCTGGTCGGTGAGGGCCTGGCGTTGGGTGGTTGTTGCGAATGGTAATCTGCGTCTTGACATGTAAAAAATTGGTAAAGGTTAATTTGAGTAAGTCAATAATTAAGCGACTGGCCCATCATCGTGGAAACCGCCTGAGGTGATATCGCCATCGTCGTGAAACCCTCCGATAGATGACGGGTCTGCGCCACCACCGCCCGTAGGCGCTGCGAAACCTTGGTTGCCCGCCGCGTCCTTGCTCCATACCTTGCTCACTTCGCCCGCCAGGTCAACATCCGAAACTTCCGTTGCGGTGGTTGCGGTTGTAGCCGTTGTAGCCGTGGTTGCTAGGGTGGCAAGGTCAGCTAGGGCCGCCACATCCACCTTACCGTCGTCATTCGTATCATACACGCTCTTGAGCATGTCGCCTACACCCCCCTGAACTACATCGCCAGCCTCTGGCCTGATCATAATGTAATCCTCGTGCGTGGCTAAACCCACACGCACGATGACGCCACTGCCAGGTTTCGCACTTGTGATCGCGCCCGCGGTGCCCTGCGACAAATATATGTACGTGCCCACGGTAAATCCGTGAGCGGTCGATCGGATGATGCCTGAGGTAGCGATCAGCGTACTGCTCGTGTCCTGCGAGTACACCACGCCGTAGATCACCGAGTTTGCCTCGGTGTCTGCCTGTGCCTTGGCCAGTGTGCCCGCGTCGAGTGTGACTACATCACCCACTCCAACCAGAGCGGTGTAGTCCCCGATTGCAGCAGGAGCCAAAACAACCTGCTGCAATCGTTTGATTTGAGCGACCAAGGCCGCATCTGAAGTTTTTCGTCTCATAATTTATTTTTAGTCTGCGATGAATGATCCGTTTGCGTAATAGGAGCCGTGGCCCTTCCAGGTGTGGGTGCTTAGTGTCCACCAGCTAGACCCTAGTGCCCCGCCTGAGTAGTCATCGGTGTACTGGAACTCGATTTTGCTGGGTGCGTCCCCGTTTGGCTCGATGTCTGATAGGTTTATCAACTGAGTGGACGTCGACGGCTGAGCGGACGTGTAAACGCCAGTCGCCGTATTAGACCTAGCAAAGCTTGAGCCGCCCCAGGAGACTAAGCTTCCGCCCTCGATAAAACCCTGCCACTGGCCAGCAAATCGGGCACCGATTGTGTTGCCCGTCGCGCCAGAAACAAGGCAACGCATGTGCGCAAACGCAGGTGGAGGGCCTGCGCGTAGATTTACACTGTCGTTATTAGACTTACCGTCCCACGTCCCCGTGATCTTGAAAGTGTAGAGCCCGTCCTGAAAAATAAACACTGGAGTAGACGCGCTGTTGCGATCCACGATCGACGGTAAAGAGCCTCCAGGCGTCTTAGTTGCCTCCCACCAGATGAGGCTACCAGGCTGACTGACGTACGCGCTCAAATTGCCCTGCTCACCAGTCACGGCCACCGTAGTTTTTGGGATGCAAATCACTGAAAATGGAATCAGATTTTCCACCGTGATCGTCACCGTATCGGAGAGCGTAGGGTCGTCTTTACTCGTTAGCTGAAACACGTACGTGCCTCCAGCGGTGAACCCGACCGTAGTCGTGGGCGACGACGGATCTGTAATCTGCGCCCCAGCTGAGTCGCCAGAAATTAGCTTCCACTCGGTATCCTGCCCTGTCGAAAACGACCCAGTCAATGCGGTCGACGGATCCACGAGGCCGTCAACTGTTTGCGCCTCACCTGCGGTGAATGTGGCGCCAGAGCTGGTGACTATGGAGACGTTAACCTCGTCCACGTAGCCACGACCGTCCACGGTAGCTCGGAGCGTTATGCGCCCTTGCCCTTGCGTGTCGAACAGAAACGTAGCTGTCTCGCCTGTCTGCTCAGATGGAGAGCTAGGGTCAAGTCGGCCCGCCATCGTAGTCGTCCACCTGACGTTAGTCGCTGCGACACCAGTGTTGTTGATTATGACCGCGGTGACCGTCACGCTTGCGGTGGGTGACAAAGTCCTTACTACGTCCCCGCCTTGGATGTATAAGCGCACGCCGCCCGCGGCTGGGTCAGGTAGCGAGTCGGTATTGCTACCTCCGCCAGTCTCTGACGTACCCGAGTTGTTCGCGCCACCCGAGCCCGTGGGTGCGCCGCCTGTGGTGCCACTACCCTCGGTACCGCCACCACTGCCCCCATCTGTGCCGCCGCTGTTGCCTGTACCAAAATCGTTGCGCCCTGAGTGACTGCCGCCGCTCGACCCGTCGTACCCCGAAGTCCTCACTGTGCCGTCAGAGTTGAACACTAAGTCACCGTTGACGTCCGTCTCCAAATCCAAATAATCGTTTTCTAGCGCGGAGAGTCGATCCGTGATCTGCGATATCCGCGGGTCATCGATCTTGATCACTACCTGGCCGTCTGCAAAGTTGACGGTACCGTTGATCACACGCAAGTTTGACAGCGCGTTCATGAAGTTGAGGGTGCGACGTACCGTGCCCTCAGGCCACAGGAGCAGTCCCGCCTGGTTGCCCAAATTGCGGAACTGCTCTAGCTCTGAGTTGAATGTGTTTTGCTCTGACATAATTGGTTTAGCTTACGCGGAATTTGGAGGTGATGAGGGAGCTGGACGATACGAGCGTACGGCGCTCGTAGATGTTGCCCCTCCAGCGCGACAAACTACTCTCTTCTAGCGCTTTCAAACTACCGCTGTATACATCTCCCGTGGAAAAGCGAGGAATATTATCAGATGCTGCGTAATCAGCCCAAGCTTCAGGGCCTACGAGGAAGAAATCGCGCTTGATCGTGGCTGCGATATTACGTGGGGATACGTAAGGCACCTCCGCCCCCGAGGTCACACCCCAGACAGTGATCTCGATGGAGCTCCACAAGTTTCGATTCGTGACAGCAACATAGGACGCCCAGCCATCGGGGTGCGTAAACGTGATGTTTTGCGTGTTGGGTACCGACGTCTGCGTGATCGTGCTGCCTAGCGCTGCTGTCGTCTTTACCGCAGCTGGCCCGACCTCTTCGAAGGCGACCTGAGTCGCTCCGTTTGGCACGAAACCAGACGTGTTCCAACCTACCGCATTCGCTGATACGATGTACGAGTCTATCACGTACGTGGCTGGCTCATCAGGTAGCGTAGGCACCACAGAGTAAGTACGCGTAAATGTGCGACCGCCGAGGCCGCCAGGCGACGGATCGCCTTGCTCTACCAGGTAGTAGCCAGGCACTAGATCATCCGCGGTATTGAGCGCTTCCGAGTCAGGTCGCTCCTGGTCGGTGACAAACGTGCGCACCAGGAGGTCGATATTCGTATCCTCCTGCGGAAACGCCTTTGTGTAGATTGTGCTGAGCAGCTCTTCGCCGCTACCTGCTGAGTTGTATCGTGTCTTAAGCATTTGAGTTAGTCCCTTTCGCGCCGATGAGTGCGGCACCATTATTGTTGATTGCTTCAAGTTGCGTACGTTGAGCCTTTAGCTCAGTCTCCATCGCGGCGAACTTAGAGTCAAGCCCTTCTAGGATCGCGGCCTCGGGGGACAAACTTCGTGTTGAGGTGCTAGAGCTCTTCCCGCGCTCCGTGGTCACCACGAACTTGCCCTCGCGCCTGGTGATGATCTCACCGCGCTCAGTTTTCTGTACGTTGACCAGGTCGCTACTTGCTGAGATCCGTAGAGCGCTTTGCTTGCTGGCCTGTGCGACCTTGGCCGTCTTTTCGTCCACGCGCTCTAGGTCGCGCTTGTGCTCGGTCTCGGCTGCGCTGGCTGCAATCTTGGCTGTGCGCTCAGCGTCACGAGCCATGGACACCTCCAACCTGGAGACCTTATCGAGTAGCCTCTCCCTCTCCTTGAGCTTTCCCTCCGTGCCACCACCCGACAATATCTCGCCTGTGATGCCCGTTAGCTGAGAGTTCAAAGACTTGAGTTTCTCCTGGTCGGTGGATAAGGCGAAAAGCTTAGATGCCTCTGCCGCTTCGTCCTGGGCTTTTATACTCATTTCCGCCAGGTTATTAGCTGAACCCTCCGCACCCTCGTTTATGGTATCGAACAGCTCCACGTACTTTTCCTCTAGCGCTCCAACTCCGTCCGCTGCCGAGTCTACCTGGGCTTCTGTCGCCCTGGATACGCCCATTAGTCGGTCGGCTACTCTGTCTGCGGCATCGCCGTGCTTAGCGCCTATCAGTGTATCAAACAAAGACTTTACCGCACCACCAAGATCCTTGAGAGCAGACGCACTCAAGGATATGTCCTCGTCAGTGTCGGCAAACACGTCCATGGCGTTGCCGATACTTGTGCCCGCTATAATCGTAAGTGTCCTGCCAAACGTGGCTAAGTGCCCTTGGGCCTCCTTCAGGCTCTTAGCTGTCTTTTCTGACATTATTACAGCCTCGTCGCCTAAAGTTTTAAAGCCCTCCCCCCCGTCTGCAAGGAGCGGAATCAGCCTAGTCGACTCACTCGCAATCGCCTCCATGAAGAATTTCATTTCATTCTGCGACACGTTTGCTTTTACCAGGCTGTCGTGGTACAACTGCAGCGCGTCGGGACCGCTAAGCTCGCGGAACATCTCAGCGGTCACGCCCACTCGCGGCGCGATGTTTTCAAAAAAGTCCGCCATCGGCCCTGCGCCAGTCTGTAAAAAGTCGCCGATCTTATCACCCACATCTTTGTAGATGTCGGCGAGGCCCGCTGTATCTATACCCACGGTCTTAGACGCAGCGCCCAAGCGCTGGATCTCCTCGATTGAGGCACCTGATAGCTGAGCCAGAGTCTGCAACTCTGAGCCCAGCTCCATGGCTGAGCTGGTTAGCGCACCAAAGCCGCCAACGCCTACGGCAGCCAGGCCACCCATAGCCAGGCCCTTCATGGACGAAGCGAAAGAAGCCGCCGTCGATTTGACGTCTTTCTTGGATTTGAGGAGTCCGTGGTCAAACTCGGATTTATCCATCCCGAGTTTCCAAATTAGTGAGTTGAGTGCCATAGTATTTACAAGTAGTTTACAAAGGCAGGGGTGTCAATAATCCTTTACTCCTCACCACGTAGCCACTTCTGGATCGCATCTTTGTCGCCAGATTTAACCGCGTCCTTGACGGATTTCATGCCCGCCACCTCCTCTGCGGTCATTTGCTGTTTGCCAGTTTTTTCAACAATGATCGAGCGCTGGTACTGAAACACTTTAGCCAGTGGCAACGATTGGATATGATCCTCACTCCACCCAGTGCTCGCTGCGATCATGATTGTCATCCTTGCCACCCACGCAGTATCCAGCGGGCGCGATGTCTCATCGTCATCCGCAGTAGGCAGCAACCTCAGCGCCCAGGCGCTATCGACCATACGGCAGATATCCTCCGAAATTTTAACCAGTCCGATCTTGTCGATCTGGCGTGATACATACCAGCGCCAGGCGCGTAGGTATAATTTGCCCAGCTTGAGCTGCCAGGTCTTGTGCCGCCAGTGCAGCCATAAAAATTGCATTGCATCATCTTTGCCCCACTCGCCACCCATCACGCCATTGCCGCACGCCCACATTTGCTCGGTTGTGAGCATGGTGATGTGCGAAAGCACCCACTGTCCTGCAGTGGGTGCTCCGTCGTAAAATGGCTCAGCTTTTGAGGGCTTAGGCATGCAAGTTTGCTACTGGGCTCGTCAACTCCTTGAAGTTGATGCTGTAGCCGCGGACGTCTAGCGCTCCGTCAGCTGCATCAGTCACGCTAGTGATGATCGCCTGGTCACCTGCACCGTTGGCGAGGTTAGTCTCAGCCACTGCGATCGCGACAGACGTACCAGTCTCACCGCCAGCATAGCTCGGGGTGACCTGCTTACTTACGTATGCAGACGCTACTAGTAGCGCTGTGATATCTGCGTAATCGCTTGTGATCAAGCCTCCACCATCGGTTGCCAGGTTTACAGTGATCAGCAACTTAGTGCTGTCGAACGCGAGGGACAACGCAGCATCATTAACGCCTGGGTCAACCAGAGCTATGCTGATGTCGTTGCCGTAGCGTCCAGCTTTAACTGCGGTCAAAATCAGTGCGTCGTCTAGCGTGACGGCTGCATTAGCCACGTCCCCACTAAAATCTGTGCCACTGATCGCCGCATCGTTAAAGTTAAACACGTCGTTGACGCGAGGTACGTAGCTCTCGGACTCGTCCGAGAACAGCGTCACAGAGCCAGTGCCGAGCACACGCTGGAAATTGTCCTGTGCTGGACGCCCTAAAGTATCCATGCGCTCCTCCTCGGCTACAGTCTCAGTGTAGCTAAAGCCATTACCCACGAGTACGTGGGATGTGTCAGTGCATGTATTGCGCAATTGCACAATGACGCGATCCTTTGATGTGTTGCCTGATTGAGTCTTCATATGATGATGTGTTCCTTGGATTTATATTTTTCTAGAAAAACAAGACTTACTTGTTTGTAAAAAGTCTGTCAAGCGCCGTTTACTGCTCGGTGAGCTCCCACACGATGGCTCTGCCGCTGACTGCTTCGCCGTTGGTGATTAGTGAGGGGGAGACAAACTCCATTGTGTCCCCTGAAGTCACGAAGCCAAAGCGAATGTATGCGCCGTCTGGCCATGTGTCAGTAAAACTCACCGCGCTCAAGAAACTCTCATTTGAGCTAGCCACCTCACGCACACGCAAGGAATTAGCAATAGGATCCCAGGTGACCCCATCCGAGCTAATCTCACTCCAAAAACTCAAAGTTTTTGTCCCGCCCGTGGTTTCGATTTGCATGGCGATGTTGCCCGTGATGCCCGCGATATCGCGGCCAGTCGCGTTGCGTATCGCTCCATCCGCCTGGCGTAGTTCGAAGCCCCTAGGAGCGTCTAGCAATTCGTACGAGTCCACCCGCGTAGGCGCGTCGACGTCATTCGATACGGGGATCGTTGACGAGGATGCTACGATAAAGTGCGACTTGGTGTCGCGCTCCACGGTTGCGATAAAGTCGCGCACGTGCTGAGGCGTGATCGATCCAGGTACCTGGCCGTCAGCGAAAAGAGCGTATAGCTCTGCAAATGTTCTAGGTGTGTCTGCCATAATAATAATTTGTTGAGGAGGTTAACTGAAATCCTCTGAGAAGTCGTCTGAGAAATCGTCAGCTGGCCAGGCGTCTTGCCTGATTATAAATTGTATTGCGTAAGGTAGCGTAGTTTGATCCACGCGCACTTCCGCGTCCGAGTCCCAAACCTCCTGCTCTGGCTTGACCTCAACCACGTCATAAAGTGGCAAACGCCCAGCTCCGAAAATCTCGGAGCTGTAGAGCATGGCCGCCCGAACTTTTGCAAGCACTTCCGCGTGCCTTGTTTGGATCACCTCTGCAGGCACGTAAGCGTCACCGTCGCGGTCGGTGCGTACCATAAAAATCAGGTTAGCCTGGTAGCCCGCCCATTCTTGTCCGTAGCGACCCGCACCGCGTACTTGGACCGACTCCGTATTTGCCAAAATTACGGATAGCATCTCCTCGGGTAAACTCACATCAGGATCAGCAAACTGGCGAGAGATGTAGCACGTCTCACCCTGCAAAGCTAGCAGCCCTTGTTGGGCTGCCAGCTCAAAATGCTGTTTAAAGTTATGTAGATCACTGAGGTTAGTTGCTGCCATGATTTGTAAAGTAATTGTTTATGAGTTGACGTCAATACCCGAAGCTCCAGCCAGGACCTTGCGTATGTCTTCACCCTGAGCACGATTGAGCGCGGTGGCTAGTTGTTTATTTTTGCCACGTATCGCCTGCGCGAGCGCATCGGCCTGGCGGACTGCCGCAGTGGATGTAGTTTTGACCTGGAGCACCAGGCTATCCTGATCGCGCAGCTTAGTGCCAGATGTGAGCTGCCTGAAAGTTTTGCCCTTGTAATTGGCTTTGGTCACGAATGCAGGGGAGGCAACTAACACGCCGAACCCCCGTCCCATCTCCACAAACTGCAATTGACCTAGGCCCCTGGCAGCCTTGCCGACTTTGAGATCCTCGCGATGTTTCGCCTCCTGGATTTTCTGGACCTTCTTCAGCTCCTGCGCAAAACCTTTGCCCACCGTCCATTTACCTAGCGACTTTTTGCGTCTGCCTCCGCCTGTCCTTGTGAGTTGCTCTGGATTTACCCAGCGCCCGTTTACGCGCACAAACTTAGGCCTACTTTTTTTTGGCTTACTCATCGTGGAGTAATAGGTACTAGCTGCGCCGTACCTTAGCGCACGTGACGAGTTTTGCCCAGACGCAGCCTCGACTACACCCGCGCCAGATCCCTTTTTGCCCGTCTTGATTTTTTTGGGCTTGGATTTTTTGACAGCCAATGCGAGCACGTCACGCATACGCGCAGTCAGGACGCTCTCGACAGAGCGCCCTGGTTGTGTGCGCACCATGCGCTCGGTTAGACGGTCGAATTGTTTCGACTCCAGCTCAAAATCAATCTTTGGAGCTGCGCCTCTGCTTGATGTACGCGACGGCATAGTGTGTGAGGATGAGTGGGAATGTGACCACGATAAACAGGGCCACAAGCCCTATTGCAGCCTTTACGATAGATGCATCGTAAAAACAAATGAGAGTTGCGAGCGCTGCTATCCAGGTGGCTGCGGCGCGGACTGGTGAGTTCTTTTTTAATTCCATGGTATTTGATTAGCTGATTATTTTACACGATCGATTAACAAGGACCACGATATCAGGCCTTTGGCTTTTTGCAAGATTTTCCACGACTCCCCATTGTACGTCACTGTGTGCTTGTACAGCACATCAGGGTAAGTCGTCAGGGCAACCTTGAGTGATTTGCGCACGCGATTGCGGCTGCCCTCCTCCTGAAAGCTGAGTGCCTCAAGCGGATCGGACACGATCGCTAGCCCTGCGACTGCATCAATAAGGACGCCCTCCCCCTCACAGGAGAGGACGTCCAAAAATGCGTCTGCACTGTCAGTTTTTGCAGACATCGGATTAACCTAGAGCTTCCTCCAAGGTTTTTGGTGCGGGTGCCGCAGGTGCAGTAGACTTCTTGACTGCCTTCTTGGCCGCCTTCTTCGCTACCTTCTTCGTGACCTTAGCGTTAGCTACGATAGCCGCCTGGCGCTTTGCGCGTCGGTGTGCTTTGTCGTCATAGCTCGCTCCGTCCAGGCGAGGGTAGATGGCGAACTCGGGGCTGTCGCCGTAGAGCTCAACGAATTCGGGGGTGTCAATTAGACTTACCAACTCGGAGACTTTGTCAGCCTCTGCAGCGATGACCAGGTCACCACTGAGGTTGCGTGCGATTAAGATTTTTCCAGTTTTCATAATGATTTTTTTCCTTTCGAATATTAGTAGAGATGAAAAAGGGGTGGTGGCTAATAACCACCACCCCCTGAAAGTTAGCCGTCAGACCTATGCCTGCGCAGTGTGGACGAGGCGCTCAGCTTGATCTCCGTTGCCGATCGCTACGCCGTACAAAAATACGAGGCGCAAAGTGCGGGCAAGTGTGACCTGGTCGATGTACTCGTTAAGCATGACCGTGATGCCAGACTCAGGCTCAGTGATGTATCCGATAAACCCGTTGTAGGTGATGGAGTCACCTGATGTGCGTGGGTCATTAGGAGGACGGACCGCCAAGACTGCTGCTGCTGGAGTGACTGCGACACCGATGAGGTTTTCATCGGTTGGGAGATCAGGATACTCAACGATCGAGCGGAAACCAGCTGCACCGCGGAGGACGCCATCGTTGATGACCCCGTCGTTTTGCGTGCTGTTGTTAGCGCTGATGAGGATGGTGTCCAAAAGCAAGTTACCGTAAACAGCGGAGTTTGCGATCAGGTTGCGGTTGCCAGATGTGACGCCGCGGGCGCTCATCACGTTGCGGAGCGCTACGACTGTGCCGTAGTCGCAATCAACGATTGGCTCAACTGTCTCCGTTGGGACGTTAGCAACTGTAAACAAGCCCGCAACTGCTGCAGCCATGTGGTCCGCAACCGCTTCGAGTTGAGGTCCCATGCGCTCTTTAACCAGCTGGCGCGCGCTCTTGTTGAGCTCGTCAGCGGTAAAGGTCTCCATGACCTGCTTATGCTGGTCAATGGTAACGGGCACGTCTGTGGATGTGACGTCAGTAGCTGCGCTACCGAAGTCAGCCACAGTGGCCTTGTCGTGGATGCGTGAAACAACTGCCTCACCCTTACGCGCAGGAACCGCGGAGAAATCCGTGGTGACGATGTCGAGTTTGTACAATGCTTTGCGGAGGTAAGCGAGAGCCTCTTGAGCGAGGATCTTACCGTTATTTAAACTGTTGAGTGTATTAGCCATGATTTTTTTTCTTTGATTTTATGATGTTTAGGTTCGTGAAAAGCGGGCTACATGCTCGCAATTATCTTGTCCGCGTAAAATTGTGCGGCCTTGAGTGGAGACTCAGCATACAGCTTTTCGTAAGTTGCGTAGAGCTCAACCTTAGGGTCGACTGTTTCAGCATCGGATGCTTCTTCCGCGGTTTCGAGAGGTGGGACTCCGCCAGCTGCTAGCTGCTCAGCAGCTGCTTCTTCCGTAGTCTTCGCTTCCGCTTCGAGAGTCACTACCTGTGCTTCGAGGGTGGCGACCTTCGCTTCCGCGTCAGTTGCCTTCGTGTTAGCCTCAGCTAGATCAGCTTCGAGAGCAGTCACTTTAGCTTCCGCATCCGTGGCTTTGGTCTCAGCTGCTGCTAGAGATGCTGTCGCTGTATCAAGCGCAGCCTTGGCGCTTGCCAGGGTCTTGTGCTCGACAGGGGTTTCCGCGGATGCTTCGACTTCAACCTTAGCCTCTGCTTCAACTGTTTTAGAATTTTCTTTGCTCATGATGTATATCCTTCGATTATTTTTATGTTAGTGTCAACCCTGTTTTTTACAGCATTTTTACAAGCTCGGCGTATGCCTCATCGTAAGTGCCGATCGAGTCGATTAGATTGTACTCAAGCGCAAGCTCGCCCCTGGCAGCCTGACCGCGAATCGCGTCGGGGTCTGCCACGCGGAAGTTTGCCACCCAACCCTTGAATGCGTCCAGGCTGCGATCTACGTCGCCCTGCAAATATTCACGTTGCGCGGGCGTGAGCGTGGGGCCTGCTCCCGTAGTTTTGAGATCAGAGCCAGTCGATACGACTGGATTCCAGTCTAATCCGAGCTGGTCATACCAGCCCTGGTAATCGACCCATGGGATGTAGACTCCAATGCTCCCTACGCTGGACGTGGGGGAGGCAATTATCTTGTCCGCGCCCACTCCAATGTAATACCCAGCCGACGCCATCACCGATGTGGTGTAGCAAACCTTAGGTAAATTAACCCCCGCAAATAACTCGGCCAACTCGCGAGTGCCCTGCACCGATCCACCAGGGCTATCCATGTGCAACATAATCGCACGTGCCTGAGGCGCTAGCTCACGGATCTCCGCTTGCACTGTGAGCATATCAGTAATGCCCATCTTTTGCTGCCACTCCGACAACCCCTGATATACGGGACCTTTGACGTAGATGTGAGCAATGCCCATTTGATCCAGGTGCGCTTTGCCGCGTTGGACAATGTAGTCGTCGACCCAGTCAAAACGGCAAGTTGGATCAGCTCCAGCCTCGGCCTTAGGCGCATGAGCCTTGAGGCTGAGGTCTGTAAATGAGTGCACGAGCTCATTAAACCCTGGTGCGGTGACCAGGTGAGCCTCGTAAAATAGTTTCGATAATGCTGTATGTTTCATAATTTTTATTTGTCGATATTAGTCCTGACTTACCAGGCGGTCTGCGTCAACGCCCGTTTCCGCCGCGACGGCAGCGATGAGCTGCTCCTCAGCTGCACGCTCACGGAGATGAGGCTCAAGCGCTTTACCCTGCTCCCCTAAAATGTCAGTGAGATTACGGAATCCTTTGTCGTAGTCCTCGCGTGCTGCCTTTGAGTCACGGCCAGCGTCTACGCTCAGCCGAGGTGGCATAGTAAATACCCACTTCATCCACTCGCTATTAAATGGCAAATCCCCGCGTTGCATGAATTTAGCGATCGCATATCCTGCGATGCGACGCATCAACGGATTGATTAGATCCTGGCGATCCTCTACCTCACGCATAGCCTGTCCGATCTTTAATCGGACAGTAGGCGATTTGAGCTCCGAGCTTTTCCAAGTCAGCTCCGTGGGCCACGACATGGATGTGTGCACCATACGAATCAAGCGATCCTGAAACGATTCCCAAGCGTCACCTGGGCGCTCGCTTTTAAACATCTCCAGTTTGCTGCCAGAGTTGGAGCGGAAATAGTTAACTGCACCGCCAACCATTTTTTTGAAACTCACGCCCGCAGAGTTCGTAGCTGCTGGACTAGCTCCAAGGCCGTGCCGCGGATCCGTTGGATCTGGTCCGCCCTGCTCGTTGTACTCAACCAGTGTCTGACTCGATGCGATCATGGTAGCCAGCTCCTCGTAGGTGCTCGCCTGCAGCGATGCACGTGCAGATTCGATCGCTGAGAAATAACTAGGCAACCCTAGTTTTTGATCGATCCAGCACGGATCGCTCACATAAATAAAATTCCGCTCAGACACGTCGCGGTGTTTACCTTCGTCCTCCCAGATGCGGTACCCGATTGCGCGTCCCTGCTTGTTGACAATCACGCCATTGACCATCTTGCGACCTCTGAAAGGACCTGACTCCAGTTTCGCCTCGCTCGCACTACGGCCAGCGATACGGTCAGCTGATACAAACTGCACCTGCGGAAATCCAGTTTTGCTCTCCGTGAGCAAAACGCCAAAGCCTCCATCGCGGTCAACGCCTACGCTGCCTAAGAAAAGCTGACTTACCAAGTCACGACCAGATACGTCAGCAATTGGATAAAATAACTCGCGCAGTAAAGCCTCCGCCTGGCGGGCCCATACTTTGTCTGTGGATTGTGAGATAGGCAACCAGGCGCGCCCAATTGCGTACGTCGCCTTACTGTCTACCGCGCCTTTCACTGGCGGGAAATTGCCGTACAGTTTTCGCGAGCAGCTAACAATGTGCTCGCGCTCATCGTCCTGTACCAGCTCATCAAATCCCTGACGGCCAGGTGCCGTGTCCCATAGCTCACGTGAGCCACGACGGTTGATGTCTGTCTCAGCGGTAGAGATGAGGCCGCCGTAGTAGGACTGGTCGGCGATACCGCCGAGCCCTACCGATGCGAGTGCGTTTGCAATAAATTTGTTCATGGCTTAGAAGTGTGCTTGTGAGGAGGATTGTGGTGTACTGCCCGTCTCGATGTAGCCGATTGCTATCTCTGCTGCCTCGATGAGCTCAAACGGTGTCATGCCGTCAGGGATCGACCACTGAAAACTCTGACCATCGATAGTGGTGCCTGTCAAAACCTTGCCCTTGGTCGCAACCGTAAACTGCTGGGTGATGATGCTGGTCAGCCAAGCTATCGCAGCATCATCATCGCCCTCAGCTTTTGCACGGCGTATAAGGGCTTTTGTAAAAATTATGTTAATCATCTCTATCTTCTTTACCTACTTCGCTGGGGGTGTCAACCACAGATCCGCCCACGTACCCATACACCACCGCGCCCGCCAGGCAATAATACGTGCAGTCGAGCATGTGATCCTGACCAACTTTTGTCCATACCCACTTTTTCCCACCGCGCGGAGTGTCCACCTCTTTCTGTACGCAACCACTCTGGTGTTTCAAATACTGCTTGCTGACGTCTTTGCCTACCTCCCATTTGTCGCCGCGCACCTGAGCTAGGACGTCCAGCAGTCGTTGCTTGGCCACGCGGATGAACGGCACCTTGTACATGCCGATGTCGATCTGCTCAATACGAGAGTACATACGATATACCCTATTGCCGTGAGCATCCACAAACAAAAATGATTTGTCATCTCCGTCATCGCCCTTGATCCCAGTCCAGCCATAAGCCAGCAATTCTTTAGCAATCTCATCCTGGTTCCACCCTATGTCGCAAAATACATCGCTGTCGCGCACGCCCATCGTGAGCTGCACGTCTCTGCAATCGTCAACCGTTTCCATGCGGCCCTCGTAGAGTAGTCGCGCAGTACCGTCAGCGCGTACCGCCCAGACGTTGCCCCAACGGTGGGGTAGCTCCCCCCTGGTATGCCTGCCTTTTTGATAATCAATCGACATAAAGCGCTGTACCTCGCCATCGACTAGTTTGAGCGGGGAGTCGTACGAGTCGCGCCAGTAGTCCGCGATTAAATAATCCGCCAGGTTGAGCGTGATAGGCTCGCTCTGCTCCTGCTGCTCACTCGGCTCGCCTATCGTTTCCGTGATAAACACTTTCAGCGGTTTCGCATCGCCACCCTGCAGCGCACGTGACACACTCAGCCATTCCTGGATGATGTCGGCCCAACTCACCCAGAGTGGTAGCATAGCTGACCAGGTGTAGCTCCGCAAATTCGTAGGCGCGTTTTTATTCGTAGGCACCCAGAG